ACATCTTACCGACATGCAATTACGCCCCCGCCAGCGCGACTTCGTCGCCCGCTGCCTCAAGGCCCTGGACAACGACGGCAACACGCTAGGCGTGGCGCCCACCGGGGCCGGCAAGACCGTCATGCTAAGCGCCGTCACCCGTGAGGTCGGCGGCCGCACCCTGGTGCTGCAGCACCGCGACGAGCTAGTCGCGCAGAACCGCAACACCTTCAAGGCTGTCGCGCCGGGGATCTCGACGGACCTATACACCGCGGACCGCAAGCGCTGGTCCGACGGCGTCACCTTCGGCATGGTCCAGACCCTTAGCCGGCCGGACAACCTGGCTACCGTCCCGTTCCTCGATCTCCTGGTCATAGATGAAGCCCACCATGTGGCAGCCAATAGCTACAAGTCCGTGATCCAGGCTGCCCGGAACATCAACCCCCGGCTCAAGGTGTTCGGCGTCACCGCAACCCCGCAGCGCGGCGACCGCAAAGGCCTGGCTGAAACCTTCAGCAACGTCGCGGACATAATCTCCCTCTCTGAGCTGATCAGCACCGGCTTCCTCGTTAAGCCGCGGTTCTTCGTTATCGACTGCGACATTCGCGACGACCTGGCCAAGGTCAAGGTGACGACCAATGACTTCGACATGAACGAGGTCGCCGCGATCATGGACAAACAGGTCGTTACCAACCGGGTCCTGGACGAATGGACAGCCAAGGCCGGCAACCGCAAGACCGTCATGTTCTGCAGCACGGTCGCCCACGCGGAGCACGTCTCCGAATACTTCAAGCTCGCCGGCCACAAGGCCGACATAATCCATGGCGAGATGGCCGACGGCGACCGGCGCCGGGTCCTGCGCGCCTTCGACAAGGGTGAGCTCCAGGTGCTCGTCAACGTGGCCGTCCTTACGGAAGGCTGGGATTGCCAGGACGTCAGCTGCGTAGTCCTGCTCCGGCCGTGCAGCTACAAGAGCACGATGATCCAGATGATAGGCCGGGGGCTGCGGAAGGTAGACCCGGACCGATACCCTGGCGTTATCAAATCCGACTGCATCGTCCTGGACTTCGGCTACTCCATCCTGGCGCACGGATCCATAGACACGGACGTCTGCCTTACCCCGGAGCCAGGCAACAAGAAGTGCCCGGAGTGCCAGACCAAGCTGCCGGCCGGCGCCCTGGAGTGTCCGGTATGCGGTTACGAATTCCCGATCCTATCCGACGTCGAGGACGACGAGGACGAACCGGACGTCGAGATCGACGACAAGACGCGCATGCCCTTGTCTCACTTCAACATGACCGAGGTCCATCTCATGGACATGTCCCCCTACCGGTGGCAGGACCTGTTCGACGGCGCCGTCGTCATGGCCAACGGGCTCACCGCCTGGGCTTGCCTGGTCAATATGGCCGACAAGTGGTATGTCTGCGGCCGCGCGGACGGCGCAGCCACCCGGCTGATCTACGCGACCGAGGACAAGGTCACCGCCCTGGCTTCCGCGGATGACTTCCTGCGCCAGGCCGGCGATAAGGACGCGTCCCGCAAGACCAAGCGCTGGCTGTCTGAGCCGGCGACCGACAAGCAGCTGCAGCTCCTGGACCTAACCGGTATGCAGTTCGGCATGACCAAGTATCTGGCCTCCTGCCTCATCACCTGGAAATTTAACGAGCGCGACATGAAGCGCCTACTCCTTCGCTAACATGTTCTCACAAGAAGCACCCGACCCCGTATCCCAGGCTGTCATAGCCGCGCTTGACCAGGCTATGCTGACCAAGCGATCCCAGCAGACCCGGCGCCCATACCTGGGCGCGTCCATGTGGGGTGACCCATGTGAGCGCAAGCTGGGCTACATCTTCCACAACGCTCCGATCGACGAGGGCCGCGGCTTCAAGCCGGAGGTCCTTCGGATCTTCGACATGGGGCACGACGGCGAGGACCGGACCGCGGAATACCTACGCCTGGCCGGCTTTGAGCTGATCACCCATAAGGAGGACGGCAGCCAATTCGGTTTCACCGCCGGCGACGGGAAGCTAAAGGGCCATATCGACGGCGTGATCATGTCCGGCCCGGAGATCCCCGGCCTGGTCTACCCGGTTCTCTGGGAGAACAAAGAGCTTAACGACAAGAGCTGGACCGACACTATGCGCAACGGCGTCAAGAAATCCAAGCCGGTCTACTACGCGCAGACCCAGACTTACATGGCCTACATGGAGCTGCCTAACGGCGCCCTGTTCACCACTAAAAACCGGAACACCGGCGCCGTCTACGTCGAGCTGCTGCCCTTCGATCCGCGCGCTGCCCAGGAGCTGAGCGACAAGGCTGTCCGGATCGTGCAGACCGCGAGCGCGGACGAGCTGCCGCGCTGCACCAGCGACCAGGCTGACTTCCGGTGCAAGTTCTGCGATTACCAGAAAACATGCTGGTCCGTCCAGGCGACCCCTTCTCCAACCATAACCCCCAAACCATCATGGCTTCAAAAAAAGTAAAGAAACCCGTCGATCCGGACGTCGCGCATGGCAAGGTCATGCGCAAGCTGGTCGATGACTTCGCGGACAACCTGGGCGACGGCGATATGCTCGTCGCGGACGGCTTTGACGCCGCGATCATAGGAATAACTGAGGCCTGTGAGCCGGTAGTCGTCTATGATTGGGACAAGTGCGTCGAGCTTCTGCGCAAGGACATGCCGGAGGAGGACGCGATCGAACACATGAGCTTCAACGTGACCGGCGCCTACGTCGGTCCGCGCACCCCGCTGTTCATTCGGCTGCTCAATCCATGAAGATCGTGTTCAAGGGAGTCCACATGGCCCATTACCGGATGGAGCGCCTTAAGGCCATGCGCCCTCTGATCCACCGGGCTAACGACGGCAAGCGCACGATCCCCCAGGCTGCCAAGTGGCTGGGCTGGTCCACCTCCTGCCTCCGTAATTGGATCAAGATCCTGGGGATCGGCTGGAAGGCCCGGTATAAGCGCAACGGCTACGCGCTGGACAAGACCCGGTGGCTTGGGCACATACACAAGGCTCGCGCTGCCGGCAAGAGCCAGAGCCAGATCGCCGCAGAGCTAAACGTCGGCGTCTGGAATATCTCGCGGTTCATCAAAGACAATGATCTCCGGATCCCTAGCCGCCGAAACAAACTGATCCCATGATCCCCCAGGCCAACCAAACCGACATTACCAACCACCTCCACGTTATCTTCGGGATCATCCCGGATAGCGGATGGGTCAACCTCCGTGGCCTAGGAGAGAAGGGCACAGACAAGGAGGGCAAGTTCATGGAGGATAAGTTCATCGACCTGGCCATCGGCCAGCAGCCCCAGGCTCTGATCGACGAGGTCACGCGCAACGTCGAGCGATGGACCAATAACGGCATCGGCTGCTTCATCGTGCCGGCCATACTCTCAGCCCCCCAGGGCACGTCCAAGAACGTGCATAGCTTCCGGTCCATCGTCGTTGACCTGGACTCCGGTGACATAGACGCCAAGGTCGAATACCTTTGGCATGAGGTAGGTGAACCAACCGCGATCGTCTGCTCCGGCGGGGAGATCGACGGCATGCTCAAGCGCCACCTCTGGTGGACCCTAGCTGAGGAGACGCATGACGTGGCCGACGTCGTTAAGCTGCGCCACGAGCTCGCGCTCCGCGCCGGCGGGGATCTTCAGTTCGGCGTGGGCACCGACGCCAATCCCTACGGCCGGGCCCATCAGCCGGTCCGGATCGCCGGCTCGATCCACAATAAGAACGGCCGGCCTAAGCCGGTTACCCTGTCCCTTACAGAAACGATCCATCACATAGGCGAGCTTAAGGCTAAGATCATCAAGGCGCCTTACACCTTCGGCCCGGAGCCGGCAGCCCTGGAGCTCCAGGCAGCTGCGCCCAAGGCAGCTAAGGACCCGATCGTGTTCACCGAACAGGTGTTTGAGGGAGGCATTGATAAGAACCGATGGGGTCAGTTCAACCGCGTGGCCGGTCATTATATCCGGTGCGCCCGGCGCGGAGAGATCAGCCTGGAGAAGGCCCAGGAGCTCACGGAAGGCTGGGTCCTTACCCAGATGCTGCCGCCCTGGCCGGCTGAGAAGATCCGCGCGGAGTTTACCGGCCTGTTGAACAAGGACACCGCGACGAATGGTCCCTTGCTGCCGGCTAAGGAGGCCAAGCCCACCGACCTGGTGCTGTCCGATTGGGAGGTCCACAAGTGGGCGCCGTTCGGATCCACCGGTGTCCGTGAATTCCTGGTGGATAAGCTCATCTTCAATTCCCTGCTGCAGATGCTGGTCGCGGAGGGTGGCGCCGGTAAGAGCTACCTACTCCTGGACCTGGCGCTCAAGGTGTCAGCCTGGTCGCCAGGCTCCGGCCTCACCTGGCTAGGCCAGGAGGTTAAGGACGGAGGCACCGTCGTCTACTTCACGACGGAGGACGACGTTAACGAGCTGAAGATCCGGCTTGGAGAGATCGACAAGGACAACCTCCGCGCGGTCGCCGGCAAGAAGCTGATCGTCGTGCCCCTGGCCCAGGCCGGCGGCGCCTTCCCCCTGGTCGAATATGATCCCCAGACCCGTGAAGCCCGCGCGTCCCGGCGATGGAAGCCGGCGCGCGACGCGCTCATGGCCATACCGGATCTCCGGCTGTTTATCGTCGATACCCTTAACTCAGTCATGCACGGCGACGAGAACGCCGCCGTCGTAGCTAACGAATTCATCCGGGAGGTTAACGCCCTGGCGCACCCCATGAACATCCCGGTCGTCGCGTCGCATCACGTCCGCAAGGCCGGCGACGAGCCCATCCGCAACGTCGAGGACATGAAGGAAGCCGTCCGCGGCAGCTCAGCTCTGATCTCCGGCTTCCGCGCCGGCATCGGCATCTGGGCATGCGCCGACCAGGACCGGCGTCTGATCGCGATGGATCTACCCATCAAGAAGAAGGCCCTATGGAAGGCCGGCGTAATCAAGCAGAACAACCCGGAATACCTGGAGGGAGAGCTTACCCTATACCGGACGCCATGTGGCCTCCTGGAGAACGTCACCGCGCAGGATCCTTACGCGTCCGGCAACATGAACGAACACAAGGCCTGGCTGCTGCTCGCGATCCAGGAGGCCGCCACCGCCGGCCACCCGTTCAGCAACGCGACCAAGAACGCCGGCTCCGGCCTGTATAAGCGCCGGCACGAGCTGCCGCCCATCTTCTCGCGCACCGGTCCTAACGAGCTCGCGCGCATCGTCGAGGAGCTGCTGCTCGCGAAACAGATCACGAGCTGCGCGGCGCGCGGATCCAAAGAAAAGAAGTGGCTGGATCTGCCCACCGGCCGGTTCGCGCGCGACGAGGCCGGCGCTGAGCTGGAGTCCGGCGCCTTCACGCCGCCTAATTGGAACCGCTGGCGCTTCGACGAGGAGCTTACTATTTGCACCACCAAACCAAAAAACACCAATGAATGA